GGAGGGAAAACCCGGCATTTTGCCCCGTACATTTTGAACGGGTAACTAAGTAAGAGCTTAAAATGAAGTACTGGGCAAAGTATTTCGTCTTTGCTCGTGGAAAAATTTAAGTTAATAGTTGAATTTTAAGGAACATCTTACCTCTTTTATACATTTTGGGTCAGAGATGTCCCAACGTACTATATTATGTAATTTATTTGTTAAATAGTAAGCGATTAGTATCAAAAACCACAATTAACTAAATATTAAAAATAAAAACAACTATAGTGTAATTAAGTACCGAATTGCACTAACATGTTCAGAAAAGAGAAAATTGACATGCCTATGTCAGCCAAAAACAATTAAAAAGATTTTATATCACAAAATTTACCAGATGATAGACACTCCGGCCAACAGCCTACAGTAAACTGCTCCCTGTCTAACGTATACCAAAAATAAAAGAATTGAACACTCTAGGTACCACATTAATTTGTGAATTAGGCACGAAAAACAATTTCGGTTTAAAATTTCCGCAAGGACAAAGTTTATGACTTAATCATACGGTTTGGTTGTTTAATCCTTCCCGCAATTAGTGCATTATACAAAACTTCCCCTACAGAAACACCGCAGAACAAATTATAAGAGAATCAATGACCGCCACTTACAGAACTACTAAAAACACCAGCGTTATTGAGTCTCTCAGAATTGCTCGTGAACTTGCCAAGAAACAATTTCCCGATCTCAGTATTTTCTTTTACTATAACCCTCTGGCCTTGAGCCAATATATAAGAGGTGTTAAAGTGACCCCCATAATTAAAGAAGACCAATTTCTCACACACTCTAACCTAGTCTATGTCGACTTTGTAAATAGAACAACAGTGACAGAAATAGTTGTAGCTCAACTTTTGAAGTTGGGCATCTGTTGGAGACACTATTTTAGTGCTTCAGAAGATAAATGGGTTTATCAAGCGATGGATATGTTTCAAAACATAACCACTAAACCCACCAGATTAGCCATAGTTTCTGATAGTGTAAACTTTTCTCACAAAGTTGTGCTTATATCGGATGACTATTGTAATTCTGTCTTGCTTGAAATTAAATTTGACGCCACTATGGTAATTTTCATACATGGTGTCAAGTTTTTCAAGAAACCTACCAGCTCTATTGTGGTCGACCGTAAGATTGAACCACAATCTCTATTCCCAAACATGACATCTCTAACAGATGCTGCGAACGCTATATCTAATGTAGCATCCGAAGATAATGTCAATTTGTTTAGAGAAACTTTGAACAAGGTTTCAGAAACTTTAAACAGTAAAGATTCGACTGTAGAAGGTTTTATGAACCAGCTTAGTGGCGCTATGCAAAATATTAGTGCAGACGTTACCAAGAAGGTATGTATTATACTTTCTATTATAGGACTTTTCATCGCAATTCGCGATAAGAGAAAGACCTTAGTTGCCATTTCTGCTGCAGCTTTGGCCTACGCCTATAAAGATGATTTGAAGAAGTTGACCCTTAATATGGAGTGGTTGACTAAACTTAAAAACCTCTTCGTAACTTCCAGTGAAGAGGACCATGAAATGACAACTGTCCCACAGGGGCTAGTTACCGACTTAGCTCCTGAAGTGGCAACTGCCATTTCCATGAT